TTACGTCAATACTTCTGGAAACTTTATTTACAAAGAAACAACCTCTGCCAATTACTACACTCAAGACGGAGGACATAAATGGTACAACGCCCCCTCCGGCACAGCAGGAACTAACATATCCTTCACCCAAGCAATGACGCTGGATGCGAGTGGGAATTTGGGGATTGGGACTACGAGTCCCTCAAACCGTCTTTCTGTTGCAGGAAGCACGGGAACGATTGCAAGTTTCACTAACGGCGCAACCGCAGACTTTTCAATTATCTGCGGCTCATCTATTACCAGTTTAAACGCTGGTGGTGCAAACATTCTTGCTTTTCAAACTGGAGGCACCGAACGCGCCCGTATCGACTCCAGCGGTAACTTTCTGGTGGGCGGAACAAGTAATGCCGCAAATGCGCGTTTGCTTTCTGAGAACGCAGCAGGCAATCAACTGGGTCTGCGATATACCGGCATAGCAACTTGGTATAACTCTGTTGATTCGTCCGGAAATTACGCGTGGGTCAAAGACGGAAGTGAGAAAGCCCGTATCGACTCCAGCGGGAATTTGGGTGTCGGGGTTACAAGCCCAGGGGCAAAACTTGATGTTTATTCTTCGTCAACGACCGACGCAACGCCTATTGCTTATTTTGGAAAAGCATTAAACAGCACTGCAACATCAAATATTCTTGTAAGTTTTCTGATTAACTCAGGAGGAACGGGCTCTGGAAATATTGTTGCTAACGGAGCAAACCAAGCAGCATTCGCAACTTCTTCTGACGCTCGAATCAAAGAAAACATTTCTAATATTGAACCGCAACTTGACAAAATTATGGCTTTACGGCCTGTTGAGTTTGATTACATTGAATCCGAGGGTGGTGGTCATCAAATTGGTTTTATTGCTCAGGAGATGGAGGATGTGTATGCAGACTCTGTTGGAGAGCGAGAAGACGGAATGAAGATGATTTCTGGATGGTCTAGAACAGAAGCTCGTTTGGTCAAAGCCTTACAAGAGATGAAGGCAATCATTGATGAACTAGCGGCTCGGATTGCCGCACTGGAGGCTAAGTGATAAAGCCTGCTCCCAAGTTCATGCGCTGGATATTGCGTAAGTTTGACGCAATCACGTTACCGCCTGTCGGTATTTTCGTGAAGGAAGAGCGTATGAATGATGCTGTACTCATCAGGCATGAGATGTGTCATTGGGAGCAGTACAAGCGCATGGGTGTATTCAAGTTTTATGCTTTGTATCTGTGGTACAGCATGCGTTACGGATACTGGAATAATCCAATGGAAATCGAAGCAAGAAAGGCTTAAAAATGACCGCAACTATCACCTGGACCGTATCAACTTTGGACCGCCGTACCTCTGACGGTTTTGTAACCACAGCTCACTGGACTGCCACGGCAGTGGATGGAGACTTCTCTGCCTCTATCTATTCCACCGTTGGTTGGACAGAAGGTGCTCCTACGGTTCCTTATGATTCCCTGACTCCTGAAGCTGTTCTGGCCTGGGTGTGGGCCTCTGGAGTGGACAAAGCAGCCACTGAAGCTGCCTTGGCTGCAAAGATCGCTGCTGAGAAGAATCCCACCGCAGCTACTGGACTTCCTTGGTAATTTGTGGTATGCTCTTGGTTTTAACCAGGAGTTTACTATGAATATTACCCTCAGTCTGGATATTAATGAAGTTCAAGGTATTTTGAAGGTTCTCGGAGATCTTCCCACCAGCTCAGGTGCTTATCCTCTGGCGATGAAGATCAAAGAACAAGCAGAAGCTCAAATACCTAAAGAAGAACCCAAAGAGGAATAAATGGACGAAGTTAGCCACAAAGAGATCTACGATAGGCTTGTTCAAGTAGAACAAAAGGTAGACACCATTGATGCAAACACCAGAAACATGGTAGGTGCATTTAATGCTGCCTCCGGTGCTTTTACGGTGCTTGAGTGGCTGGCTAAGGCTGTTAAACCTATCCTGATCGTTGGAGCCTTCTTTGGGGCTATCTATGCAGCGGTTTCTCACAAGGTATCCTCATAAGGAATAATCATGGCTACTAAAAGTGAAAAGAAAATTGGTAAGGTTATGCGTGAGTACAAGGAAGGTACTCTGCATAGCGGTAAAGGCGGTCCTGTGGTGAAGAACCGTAAACAGGCTATCGCTATTGCCATGAGCGAGGCTAATATGCCCATTCGTGGTCAGCGTACTGCCACTAACAAGAAGAACAAGAAGAAATGAGAGAAATAAGCGTAGGCTTAAACCTTACAGCAGGTGTTCAGACAACTGTTTATACAGTTCCTGTTGGCTACTATGCTAAGTGGACTCTTACGCACATAACTAACGGTTCTGCCTCTTCCAAGCATATCACTGTTCTTTGGAGAGACTCTAGCGCAAGTACAGACATTTATTTGTTGGATACTTATACAGTAAGCACCAAAGATTTCAAACAGATTGATGGTAATGCTTATTTTGTACTAGAAGAAGGGGATACTGTTAAAGCCACCAGTGAGGCTGGTAGCACAATAAGTATTGTCTGCACATTTGAGCAGATTAAGAAAGAAGGAATCTAAATGTCCACCTACCTCGATATGGTCAATAATGTACTGACCAGACTCCGTGAGCCTACGGTGTCTTCTGTGCAGGATAACTCTTATTCCAAGCTGATTGGTGTCTATATCAATGATGCCAAGAGAGAGGTTGAAGATGCCTATGATTGGAACTCGTTGACCACTACGCTTACGGCTAACACCACTGATAGTCTATTTAATTATGTATTGACTGGTTCTGGTACACGCTTTCGTGTCATTGACGTTCTTAATGATACCAACGATACGCAGATGAACTATGCTGCTACCGTATGGATGGATAAACAGTTCTTATTGGTTCAAAGCGGTAAAGGTGCTCCTGCTTATTATAACTTCAACGGTGTTGACGTTAATGGAGACACTCAGGTTGATGTCTATCCCATCCCTGACGGAGCATACACCTTACGGTTTAACCTGATTGTTCCTCAAGTGGATCTCTCTAGTGATACTGATCGTATCTTGGTTCCTCCTCACTTGGTGAACATGCTGGCTTATGCGAAGGCTATCGCTGAGCGTGGTGAGGACTCAGGTATTCTGTCTTCTGAGGCTTACCAACTGTATCGTCTGTCCTTGGCCGATGCTGTGGCTATTGAGCGTAACCGTTACCTTGAAGAAGTGGTCTGGGTGAATCCGTAATGTCTGAACAACTACTTACCTCCAGTATTGCTGCCCCTGGATTCATGGGGGTAAATACCCAGGATTCCTCTGTGGCATTGGAGTCTGGTTACGCCACCATTGCTTCTAACTGTGTGATTGATAAATTTGGACGTATTGGAGCACGTAAGGGATGGCTTCCCAAGCACTCCTCTAATGCTGACTTAAGCACCGCTAATGTTAAGTCAATCGGTGAATTGATTGCCGCAGATGGAACCTCGTATATCGTTGCTGCTGGAAATAATAAGTTATTTAAACTCAGCGGTTCAACCCTGTCTGTGCTAACCTATGGTGGTGGCGGAGTAGCTCCAACGATTAGCAACGACCGTTGGCAGATGGCTCCGCTGAACGGAATCTTGTACCTGTATCAAGAAGGACATGATCCTTTAATCTTCGATCCTGCGGTGTCTGCAACCACGTTTAGGCGTGTTTCTGAGAAGACTGGATACCTGGGTACGGTACAGAGTTCTAATTGCGTTGTAAGCGCCTATGGACGCACCTGGAGTGCTTCTACGAGCACAGATAAGAACACCATTCAGTTCTCTGATCTTTTGTCTGGTTTCGTGCTCAATACAGGCTCTTCTGGGTCACTGAATGTGGCTCAGGTGTGGCCTGCTGGTGCTGATGAGATTCAAGGCTTGGCTGCTCATAACAATTATTTGTATATCTTTGGTCGTAGACAGATTCTGATCTATCAGGGCGCTAATGACCCTACGAATATGTCTTTGGCTGATACTGTTAGCGGTATTGGCTGCTGTGCTCGGGATACGATTAAGGTTACTGGAGATGATATTATCTTCTTGAGCGATACTGGTGTTATGTCCATGAAGCGAGTGGTTCAGGAAAGATCTGCTCCTTTGCGGGATATTAGTGCTAATGTCCGTGATGATCTGGTAGCTGCTGTTAATATTGAAACATTGGCAGACATCAAGGCTGGTTATTCTACGAACAATGCCTTTTATATCCTGACATTGCCTGTGTCTGGAATCACTTATTGCTTTGATCTCAGAAGCACTCTCCCTAACGGAGCTGCTAGAGCCACTACTTGGACTCTTGTCCCTAGAGCTTTGTTCTCTAACAGAGCAAAAGAGCTACTTCTGGGTTTTGCCGGGTTTGTTGGATATTACACAGGTCACTTGGACAATACCAGCACCTACCGGATGAGTTATTACACCAACTACTTCGATCTAGGTTCTCCACAGCTATTAAGATCCTGAAGAAGATCAGTTTCACCATCATTGGTGGTAACGGCGCTGATGTGGTTCTTAAATACGGCTTTGATTATAGTTCTAACTATAACTCTCAGTTCCTTCAGTTAGGAGATGTTAATCCTGCTGAATATGGTATCGCTGAATATAACATCGGTGAGTATACTGCTGGTGTTGTGTTTGATAATCAAAAGGTTCAAGTCGGCGGGGCTGGTAATATCATTCAATTAGGTATTGAAACAATCATCAGTGATTTTGAGCTTTCAATTCAAAAACTAGACGTATTCTGTAAAGCAGGAAGAACTAGATAATATTTCAGTCTAGTTATTGAAACAACAAGGAGAGTAAGAGTGTCGAATTATGTAAAGAGCACTAATTTTGCTACCAAGGATAGCCTAGCATCAGGTAATCCTTCGAAGCTGGTTAAAGGAACAGAACTCAATACAGAGTTCGATAATATTGCTTCAGCAATCACCTCTAAAGCAGATGCTTCTGGCGCTGTTTTGACAGGTACTGCTACAGCGGTTAACTTAACGGTATCTGGCACGTTCACTGCCACCGTAGACGGAGGGACTTACTAATGGCGCTCACACCAGAAGAACAAAAGGCAGTCAGTGGCCTGCTTAGTGGGGGCGTTGGTGCTCTCGGTACGCTAGGCGCTGCTCAGTATGCAGCTAATCAGCAGAATCAATTAGCTCAGAACCTCCTAGCTACAGGTCAGCAGGCTGCTCAAGCTGCTCAGTTCCGTCCTGTTGGTGTCACCTCCCGATTTGGCACTAGCGGCTTCACCTATGATGACCAAGGTAGGCTCACTGGTGCAGGTTATCAGGTGGCTCCTGATGTTGCTGCTATGCGTGAGCGTTTGCTCGGTCAAGCAGGTACTAATCTAGAACAAGCCACTCAAGCTGCTGGTCAGATCGCTCCTGTGGGCGCTGCTGCTCAGAGTTTGTTTAATCTTGGTCAAGGATACCTTGCAGAGTCTCCGCAAGCGGCTGCTCAGCGAGTGATGCAACAGCAGCAGTCTTTGCTGCAACCCGGGCGTGAGCAACAGTTGGCTCAGTTGACCAACCAACAGTTCCAGCAGGGTCGCCTTGGTCTTGGCGTTGGTGGAACCTCTGGTGCTGGCGGTAGCGTGGCTATGGGTGCTTCTAACCCGCAGCTCCAGGCTTACTACAATGCTTTGGCTCAGCAGGATGCTCAGTTGGCTGCTAACGCTATGCAACAAGGTCAACAACAGACTAGCTTCGGTGCTGGTTTGTTCAACACCGGTGCTAATCTGCTTGGTCAGGTTCCTGCCTATCAGGTTGCTGCTCTGGCTCCGTACACTCAGTACCTCACTGGTGCTAGCACTGCTGAAGCTTTGGGTCAGAATCCGTTGGATGTGTCTACCAAGCTGGGAGCACAGCAGTCCACCTCCGGTGCTCAGGTTGCTAACATCCTGAATACTGCTGCTGCAAGGGCTTATACTCCTGCTCAGCAAGCTGCTCAGATGAAGCAACAAGCTCTCACTGGTGGTATTGCTGGTTTGTCTGATCCTGTGGCTAAGTTGATTGCTTCTTTTGGCGGGTTTGGCGGCTCTACGGGAGCCAATCAAACGGTTATGACTCCTGAACAGGCAGCACAACAACAACAATCGTTCTTTGATATGTTTGGACAATACGCTCAGCCTAACTTCAATTATGAAGACGCAAGCACCATTGATTGGGGGATTTAATAATGGCTACAGCAGCTCTTTCTGGACTCTTTGGCGGTAATCTAACGCCTGAAGAGCAACAAATGCAAATGACTGAAGCTCGTGCAGCTCAGTTTGCTAAACTTGATCCTTCTCAGCAGTTGGCTTTCATGGGCTACAAAGCCGGTGCTAATCTCGGTCAAGGGCTGGCACAGGCCGCAGGCGTGGACATTCAAGATCCTGCCATCAAACGTGCTACTCAGCTTCGTCAATTGGCTCAAGGTATTGATGTAACCTCTGCAGAGTGTTTGCAGCAGTACGCCACTCGTCTTCAGCAGGCTGGCTTTAATACGGAAGCTGCTCAATTAGGTCAGCAGATTCTTGCAGCACGTAAGACGGAATCTGAAATTCTTAAGAATAAACGTGAACGAGCTGGTGCAGAGCCTTTGCAACAACTTATCCGTAGTGGTAAATATACTACTGCCAGTATTGAAAAATACGATCAAACAGGAAAGATTTCTGATCTTGAATTGGTCGATCCTCAAGATAAGACTGCTCTGCAAGAAACCGAAGAAGGTGTATATCTGGTCAATAAAAAGACAGGAGAAAAGATTTCTCGTGTTGGTTCTCCAGTTAAACGAGGCACTAATGTTAATGTTGGTCTTTCAACTGTTGATAAAGAAAGCAATCTTCGTAAAGACTTTACTTCCGAAACCAAAGACATTACACAGGCGGTTACGACTGCTGGGCGTATTGAAAAACTGTTGAATATGGGTTCTTTAGGTGAAACGATTGCTCAGAAGCAGTTTGCTAAGCTAGCAGGTGATAATAATATCTCTAACAGGGATGTTGAAGCACTGGCTAACTTTGGTGATCTTGGGCAGCGTTTGGCAGGTACTCTTAGCCGATTCTTTGAAGGTACTTACTCTGAATCTCAACGTCAAGAAGCACTTAAACTGGTTAAGGAACTTAGAGCCTCTGGCCTCAACCAATATTCTCAGAAACAGACTCAGTATCGCGAAAGAGCTAAAGCCGAGAATCTTCCTGGCGCAACTGTTGAATTTATTGCACCTAATCTGCCCTCTGATGTCCGTCCTGCAGCATCCCTTCCGCCTGAAGGTACTAAACTTAGGAACAATAAAACTGGTAAAATTGAGATTGTGCGAGGCGGTAAACTCGTTCCTTTTTCGGAGTAATTAATGGCTGAACAATACAATCCAGACGATTATGAGGTCGTAGATGAAACTACGCCCATGTCTAACGCAGAGATCCTTCGACAACGTGCTCTGAGAGGTCTTACAGCCCCTTTGAGTGCTGCTGCTGGCCCTGGTATGGGGTTTGCTCAAGCAGCTACTGGATTTGCTCCTCTGGCTATGGGTACGCCTGCGGCTGCTCCTACAGCTACTGAAGTCACTGAGGCAACCAATAAAGCTCGTCAGGCGATGGGTATGACCACTGGTCCTCTTCCGCAGCGTGGGATGCTTATGGGTCTTGCTGGAGCAGCTTTGGAAGAAGGTTTTAATCCTTATAATTATTTAATTCCTGGCGGAAGTAAAATAGCTACTGTGGCTACTCCTGCTGCCACGGCAGTGTCTGCTGAGCTGGGCGGAGAAGTTGGTAAGAATATCACTGGTGGTGAAGGTGGACGCACTGTAGGTTCTTTGGTTGGTGGGTTGATTAACCCTGCTGTGCTGGCAGAGGCTGGCCTAAATCAGATCACTGCTGCTCGTTCCTTGAACCCTGACAAGATTAATACCCTTGTTAAAGAGTTTGGCGACCAGAAGGCAGCTTTGATGATTGCCTCTGCCTATACCGCTGATCCTCAGCTTAAAGATAAGCTCTTGCGAGCTGCTGAACTTCAAGCAACGACAGGTATCAATATTCCCTTGTTGTCTGCTGCTGATAATAACATTCTAACTCAAACTGCACGTAGCTTGTCTGCTCGTGACCTTGGTTTTCAGTCTAAATACGCTCAGTTAGAACAAGAAGCTGCTGCTCAGTTGGCTGCTCGTCAAGCTAAAGTCTTTGGATCTGTGTCTGAGGCTAAGATGGCTAATGCGCTTGGAGCACCTACCAAGGTAGCGCCTAAGCTGGAGCAGCGGATTAAAACGATTCAAGAAGAACTTGCCGATGCAGCAGTGGCATTTGAACGGTCTGAGTTCCAAGATCTGGGTAATAAACTGCGTAACGTAGTTACAGCCAAAGAAACCCAGGTTCGTAAAGAGCTTGGTAAGAAGTATGAAGCTGTT